GAGTTCAAATTATTCTTGAAGCATCGTGGAGTTACTATCGACAATAGTTTGTTTGAGCTTCAGTTTACTGAACCACAATCATTCTCTGAATATCGTCAACTTGAACTTGATGCAGCACGTATCAACACATTTACGGCATTGATGGATGTTCCTTTTATTTCTAAGCGTTATTTGTTGAAGACATATCTTGCTTGGTCAGAAGGACAGCTTGCCGAAAACGAGCGTATGTGGAAAGAAGAGCGTAGTAGACTTACCAAGACATTTGCTCCAGATTCTGGTGGTGGAGGTTCTGCTGCCGGATTGTCTGATGTCGGTATTACAAGCTCTGGTATTGATGATATGTCACCGGATGACGAGACTGGTGGAGATCCCACAACAGCAGAAGCACCAGTCTCCGATACAGAAGTTGACAGCTTTGGCGAACAATAATGCGTATAACCGATATAGATGAAAGTTTCAATACTTCTGTCTCAAGACATATATTGAAATCCTCACCTAACGGTTGTACCATAAAAGCAACAATAGGTAATCGTGATATTGTGTTTATGTCACACATAGATAATGTTGTTGCCACAGTCGAGTTTTATCAAGTATCATCCGATGGATCATCAGACTATGATAAGACAGGCGCCGGTGCGCAGATGCAGGTATTTGCATTTGTATTGGATTGTATAAAAGATACCATTATAGATTACAATCCCGAAGTAATAGAATTTACAGCAGTAAAAGCCGATGGTAGCAGGGGTAGATTGTATCAAAAACTGATGAATAAAATATCTGGATATAGTTTGAAAAATAAAGAAGATGGTAGATACGAAGAGTTATTTGTGTTTACTAGAGATAAATAGATAATATGAAAGCAAAAGACCTCCTTGTAGAATTCTATGATCCAGCCGATGATGAGCTTGGGAAAGCTCATATGGATGATACAAGAAGACCGCGCCTTACTATGCTTCATATTCAGAAACTAAGAAAATCTCGTGATGCTGAGAAGTACGAAAAAGCTCAGCATCAGAATTTCTTACCCGATATGTATGGCCAATCGGCTGAACCTGAGGGTGGTGGCGCAGGTGGCCTACCAGGCCTATAAAGTAGTTTTTTATTTCGGTTCGACCGAGACTAAATAATATTACCAAAACACAATCTCAAAAAGTGGCTCTTTTATGGCCATTTCCACCACTATTCTCTCTCTCTGGGTTAAATACCTTGAATACTACAGAAGTGGTACTTGAATATACTAACCAAGGAGAGATTGTGTATGTCACAACAACAAAAGCTTGAACAAGTTTTGGATCTTCTACTATCAGAAGATTCAGAACAAGCCGCTGAGATTCTCCACCAGATCATTGTAGAAAAAGCTCGTGTCATCTATGAAAGCATTGTCGATGAAGAAGATAATGCCGACGAAGAAAAAGATGAACTCGATGAATCCGATGAAGTAGGTGGTGAGCCTAACAAAGATTTCACAGATGAAATCAAATCAGACAAAGACGAAATCGACGCAGATGAACAGAACGCAGGCGAAGCCGGCGGTGAAGAAGATGACGTCGAAGATGCCGAAGATGACGACATGGACATGGATGGTGAAGATGACGACATGGACATGGACGGCGAAGAAGGTTCCACTGAAGACCGTATCGAAGACCTAGAGTCACAGCTTTCTGAGCTACGTGCAGAATTTGACGCACTAATGGGCGAAGAAATGCAAGAACCACAACATGCTGATCTAGCCGGTGAATTCGGTGGAGACGACGTTGAGCCAGCAATGGACGACGAAATGGGTGACATGGATGGTATGGGAGATATGGGCGGAGAAGAGAAGGTTGTTGGTGAAGTTGTTGCCACAATGTTCGAAAAGAAAAAGAAAGCCGAACTAAAGAAAGCTCCTGAAAAGAAGAAGGGCGAACTTGCTAAGAAGGGCGAGAAGAAAGTTGATGAAGAAACCAAGTTTTTGAACAAGGTTGCTGACACTGGTCAACGTGGTTCAGCAAAGCTTGTTGGTACCGGTAAAGGTATGACACTTGGCGCCGAACAAAATAAGTCTCCATATACTTCAATTCCTGCACGTAAGGACTACGGCGGAAAGCCAACAAAGATCGGCGGCAATGGCGGATCTGGCGGAGAGTACGGAAAGTACAACGGCGACTCAGCTAAGGATGACACACCTACAGATAATGTAAATGTTCAACCTAAGAAGAATGGCGTAAAAGCAGACACAAATGCAAAGTTTACCGGCGGCAAGTCAGCTGGTCCAGGCTTTACAAAGTCTCCACTAACCAAGAAGCCAGCGTAAGGATCAATGATGGCCATGGCAAATAAACTGTACGAGTTCTTATCTTTTGATAAGGCACACGTTCAACTTCTTGAAGAAGATAATAAGACTGGTGGTAAAGATCTCTGTATGAAGGGGATTTTTATTCAGGGCGACGTAAGAAACCAAAACCAGCGTGTTTATCCAGTACGCGAGATTACTAGGGCTGTCAATGCAATCACAGAAAAAATAAGCGTAGGTCAATCAGTTATGGGAGAACTCGACCATCCGGAAGAGCTCTCTATCAATCTTGACCGCGTGAGTCACCTCATCACTGAAATGTGGATGGATGGTGCAGACGGATACGGTAAGTTGAAAATTGTTCCAACTCCGATGGGCAACATAGTCAAGACATTGTTGCTTTCGGGTGCAAAGTTGGGAGTTTCGTCCCGTGGTTCTGGAAATGTTGGTGATGACGGTTCAGTATCAGATTTTGAAATTGTTACAGTCGACATCGTAGCACAACCAAGTGCTCCAAATGCGTTTCCTAGAACGATATATGAAAGTCTTTTTAACATGAGGGGTGGTGCCAGTGTAATGAATACCGCAAGGTCTGCATTGACTGAAGCTGCTGCACAGAAACAACTTGTTAAAGACCTTTCGAGACTAATAAAAGAGTTAAAGATCTAAGGAGAACTCAAGATGGCTAAAAAAATTGATGAGATCTTGAGTGAAAGCGTTGGATTGTCCGAAGATGTCCGCAACCAAATCGTTGGTTTGTGGGAGTCTAGACTAACTGAAGCTCGTGAAGAAGTTGCTGCAACACTCCGTGAAGAGTTTGCTCGTAAGTTCGAACACGACAAGGGTGTTCTAGTAGAATCAATGGACCGTTTTTTGACAGACAAAGTCCGCGTTGAACTCGAAGAATTCGCAGATGACAAGAGAAAACTTGTTGCAGAGCGTATTGCTTATAAAGGCAAGCTCACAGAACACACAGGAATGCTAAACAAGTTCATCACAGAAGCCGTAGCAAAGGAAATGAAAGAGTTTCAAGCTGAGAAGTCAGCAATGAAGGAAAACTTCAAGAAACTTGAGAACTTCCTATTGAAGCAACTTGCAGAAGAAATTCGCGAGTTCCGTACTGACAAAAAGTCCCTAGTGGAACAGAAAGTCAAGATGGTTGCAGAAGGCAAGCAAAAGCTACAAGAAACAAAAACACAGTTTATCAAGCGTGCAGCTACAATTATTGAGTCTAAGATTGAAAAGACTCTACGTTCAGAAATTGGTCAGTTCAAGGATGACATTCGTGTTGCCCGTGAAAACGAATTTGGTCGTAAGATGTTTGAAAGCTTCGCTGCTGAATTTATGACTTCGTATCTAAACGAAGGAACAGAGTTGAAGAAGATGCAGAAGGTACTAGAATCCAAGACAGCCGAATTGTCTACTCTAAAAGAGTCAGTCAAGAAAAGCAAGACTATCATGGAAAGTCTAGACACTAAGTTGAAGGCAACTCAGGACCTAGTTGAAAGACAAAAAGTTATGAATGAATTACTAGCCCCATTGTCTAAGGACAAGAAGGATGTAATGAAAGAATTGCTCGAATCAGTCCAGACAAAGAACTTGCAAGGTCAGTACAACAAGTACCTGCCAAGCGTTCTAAATGAGGCTGCTGTTCGTAAAACTGAACCAAAGGCTCAGTTGAATGAAGCAACATTGTCTGCAAAGACAGGTAATAGAGCGGAGGTCGCTCAAGTTGAAGAATCAGATTCTGATTCCTCAGATCTAAAGAAGATATTGTCCTTAGCCGGAATCAGAAAGTAATCAGGAGAAAACTATAATGGCAACAAAGCTATTTGAATCAAACTGGGGCGCTACCAAAGAAGCCCTACTAGAAGGCCTCTCGGGAACCCGTAGACAGTCCATGGACGTCGTGTTTGAAAACACTCGTCGTTACTTGGCTGAATCGGCAACTGCAGGCGCAACCCAAGCAGGTAACATTGCTGTACTAAACAAAGTAATGCTACCCCTAATCCGTCGTGTAATGCCAACAGTTATTGCGAACGAAATCATGGGCGTTCAGCCAATGACCGGTCCAGTTGGCCAGATCCACACATTGCGTGTTCGCTACGCTAACACCGCTGCTGGTGTAACAGCTGGTACAGAAGCACTTGGTCCATTCGAAATTGCTAAGGCATATTCGGGTAACGAAGTTCAAGCTGATCCTGCTGCTGCTTCTACAGCACGTCTAGAAGGCGTACCAGGTAACAAGCTCAGCATTCAGATTTTGAAAGAAACCGTCGAAGCTAAGACACGTAAGTTGTCAGCTCGTTGGACTTTCGAAGCTGCTCAAGATGCTAATGCTATCCATGGTATCGACATCGAAGCAGAAATCATGCAAGCTCTTGCACAAGAAATCACAGTTGAAATCGACCAAGAAATGCTATTCAAGTTGGGTAGCCTAGTTCCAGTCGCTCCAACAACATTCAACCAAGCTGCTGTATCTGGTACAGCTACATATGTTGGTGACGAAATGGCTGCTCTTGCAGTTATGATCAACCAGCAGGCTAACTTGATTGCTGCACGCACACGTCGTGGTGCTGCTAACTGGGCAGTTGTTTCGCCAACAGCGTTGACAATTCTTCAGTCTGCAACAACATCATCGTTTGCACGTACCACAGAAGGTACATTCGAAGCACCTACAAACACTAAGTTTGTTGGTACATTGAACAGCACAATGCGTGTTTATGTAAACCAGTACGCAAGTGATGGCGACCCAGTTCTTATCGGCTACAAGGGCCCTACAGAAACTGATGCCGCAGCTTACTACTCCCCATACATTCCATTGATGAGCGTTGGTCCAGTTATGGATCCACAAACATTCGAGCCAGTTGTATCGTTTATGACTCGTTACGGATATCTAGAACTACTAACACAGCAAACAGCTTCGGTAATGCCGCAGACTATTTGTCGAAGGTTGGCATAGATTCGAGTACGCTCAAGTTTTACTAAATCGAACCTCGGTTTATGGAAAACTCAAAAGGGCCCGTCGGGCCCTTTTTTATTTCTTGATAAATAAGTAAATAGTATAAGGTAATGTTATGACAATACAGTTTTCATCGGGCATAGCGAACTTAGTTACAGGCTCGATATTGCAAGCCAATCTCAACGCCGGAAGCCAATCTGCCATTACTATCCATAGTGGAACACAGCCAAGTGCTTCGACAGTTGCATCAAGTTGGTCTACATATAACTCGACAAGTTCGTCTTTTTTGTTATATTATCAAACAGCAACATGGTCAAATCCATTAAACGGTTTACTACTTCAGTTATCTCCACCCGCCGCAGGTACCGCAGTACACACCGGAACCGCATCCTGGGCAATATTATGGAATGGATCTTATGCATATTCGACTTTTGGAACCGTAACTATACCATCTACAAGCTTTATAGTAGCTTCGGTGACAGACTCATTATCGAACGGTATCATAAGACTTGTAAATACATCAATATCATCGGGTACATCATATTCGATATTTGATGGTAGCATCGGTACAACATCACCATAATAAGGAAAAACTATGTCAACTATAGATTTTAGTCCAGGAGCCCTTGTAAGCTTGAATGGTAAGATATTTTCTCAGGCCAATAGTGGGACTTCAAATAATACATCAAGTCAAGCCGCATTATTGATGAGCACCAGCGCCGCAGCAACACCCATGGGTATTATCTTTGTTATGAAAGGAATAGTTCCGACAGATTTTAGTACACTAACTTCGATATCTGCAAGATCGACAGATATATTAGTTACTTATAGAAACGTAGCTACCATTGGTATAAATGATTTCTCCTCATCACAGATAGGGCAGAATCCAGTATCTATTACTACTTTATATGAATCTGCGACCCAGACAGGAACAGCAACATGGTTATGGTGGATGTCTGTAACTTCAGTTACTCCATTTGCCACGCCATATTATAATGCTACTGCTACACCTTTTACTCAGGTAATAGGTACTATTGGAACTTCAGGATCTGGTGCCGATTTTATTATGGCAAGCACATCTATTGTTACTGGTACACAATATAGATTAGTAAACCTTCAAGTTCAACTTCCAAATCCCTGGGTATTCTAAATGACAGTTATGTATAACGTCAAACTATCTAATCTGATAGTTTCGAACCAGGTAGTAGGCCCACAAAGTATTACAAACGGATTTGTTGTTTTATCTCTATCTATCTCAAATGGTACAAATACTATCATCAGTCAAAACAATATAGTCGTACCTCTATCTATCTCAAATGGTACAAATACTATCATCAGTCAAAACAATATAGTCGTACCTCTATCTATCTCAAATGGTACACATACCATCACCGGTCAAAACAGTATAGCCGTACCAATATCTATCTCAAATGGTATAAACACTATCACAGGTCAGAATCAAGTAAGTATTCCAGTCAGTATACATAGATAAGACAACAGCATTACCGTATATTATCACGATTGTGATAAATAATGAAAACACCGAATGCGGGACTTCATAATGGCAATCAAAGTTAGTACACTGTTGACTCATAATACCAACGTTGTTGTAGATTCTAATCCGACGTTGGGCGGCCCTCTCACAACAAATAACTTCCCTATTGAAAATAACGGTAATCCTGTAATAATCACAGGAAATAGTTATCCTATAACACCAGGTATTTCTGGACAAGTTCTAACAACAAATGGCTCCGGTGTCACTTCTTGGCAAAATCCTATTGCTGGTCCGGTTACACTTATCGGTGATATTACTGGTTCAGGATTATCGCCTGTAACAACAACCTTATCAGATAGCGGTGTTGTAGCCAGCACATACGGTTCGTCGAATACTGTGGGCATATTTAGTGTAAACTCCAAAGGCCGCATTACTGCCGCTTCAAACGCACCGATTGTTATTACTCCAGCTAATGCAGGTCTTGGATTTGTTACAAATGCACTTCAGGTTATAAATGCAGGAGGCGCCCCAAGTATTCAGGAAGGTACAGGAGCACCATCCGGCGCAGCAATCATTGGTGCCCTATATGTAGACCAAGCGAATACAAATGGTAATGGTATTTGGAGATATAACGGTACTACATGGGATGTTATTTCTAAAAATCTAAGTTTATATTCTGAAAGTACATCAGTTTTTGTTGCACCTGTGGCATCAGGCGCAAACTCGATAGCATTGGGTGATGGTGCTCAAACAGACGTATCAGCAATAGATTCTTTAGCCATCGGTAATCAATCGTTAGCAAGAACACAGGGCAGTGTAGTTCAGGCAAGTGGGAGATTTGCATCCACTGGAGACGCCCAAGCAGGTCGGTATTTGATGAGATCACACACAATCAATGCTTTTCCTACTGAACTTTTTATCAATGGAACAGCAGGAGGAACTCGTTTAGTATTACCAGACGACTCCACATGGACCTTCAAAGTTACCATTACAGGACACAGAACAGACGCATCAAATGGTCATGCCGGTTACACATCGGCCGGGGTAATATACAGAGCAAGCGGTGTTTCTACTACCGCAATACAAGGATCGGTACAAAAGACGGTGTTAGCCGAGTCTAATCCATCTTGGGATATAAATATAAGCGCAGATCCCATATACGGATCACTAAAAATAACAGTCACGGGCGAGACCGGCAAGACCATAAGATGGGTAGCACTTGTCGAGACCGTCGAAGTGACCAACTAAGGAAAAGATTATGGATTTCAATTTTGATACAGGTACGATTTTTGATGGTATTCAAACAATCGATGTAACCGTTCTTCCACCATTGGGTGGTATCGCCGGTGTTTTGACAATCTCCGGTGACGGAGCTCTTATTCTTCCACGTGGCGCCACTGGTGCTCGTCCAGTAACACCAGCAGCAGCTATGCTTCGTTACAATGATAACAGCACCGCTCTTGAATATTACGATGGAACTTCTTGGATTCAGTTGTCTGTCGGTGGCGGTACCGTAACCTCAGTCGCAGCAACAAGTGCAAGTTCTGGTTTATCAGTTACTGGTTCCCCAATAACATCAACCGGTACATTGACTTTTACTCTAAGCACAGAGTTACAGGGATTGTCAGCGATTTCCGGAACAGGTTTTATTACAAATATTGCTTCAGGTTCATATGCATCGAGAACAATCGTTGGAACTTCCGGTAATATTGATGTCACAAATGGTGCCGGTCTAACTGGTAATCCAACAATCAACCTTGCAACAGTTACAAATCCTGGCAGCAGCGGTACATTTGTAAAGGTTACGACAGATTCTTTCGGCCGCGTAACAAACTCAACAGCAGTTACACAAGCAGATATTACGACATTGGTTGATGCTGTA